ATGTAACAAGTGTGGCAAGAAAGACCTTAGTTGGAATGTGTCATGGCATGAATATAGTGGTAAATGGCAGTTAATCAACCATAAGAATAAGGATGGAGAATGGTGTGTTAACAATAGTTTAAAACCTAAAGAGAATAAATTAACAAAAAAAGATTATACAGTTTGTCCTTTATGTAGCGAATCAGATTTTGGATATTGTTTGAATACTGAGTATGAAGAACATAAAAGAAAATTTCATCCAAATGGCGAGACTAGAACAAATGAGTATTTTCAGTTTTAACATATAACTTTATATTGAGGTAGTTATATCAATAAATAATGTTTTCGAAGAAAATCAAGATAGAACTTGATAAAAAAGATGATATTATACATTTAGAGCCGATAAGCGATATTCACATCGGTCATGTTGGTTTTGATGAAGACTTGTACAAAAAAAGAATTAAAGCAATTTGCAGAGATAAGAATAGATATACATTCTTTGGTGGAGATGCCTTAGATGCAATTACAACTTATGATAAAAGATTCAATCCTGATATGTCAATAGAACATGACGTAGACAATCAAAGACAAAGATGGCAAGATATGACACAACCATTAATTGATATTCATACTAACCAAAAGAATGAAAAGGTATGGGGATTTTACCATGGAAATCACGATTATAAAATACCACAGATTACCAGGTCATATTTGGAAAATACCATGTGTACTCCTAATGGATTGACCTTTATGGGAAGTCGTGGAGTGCTTGGACTTGAGGTAAAATATAATAAAAAGATACTAGCACAATGGTCTATATTATTCATTCATGGTAGTGGTGGTGGTAAACCAGAAAGAATGATGGAACAAATGAAACATAATGCTTATTATGACGTATTCCTATGTGGACACTTACATCAAAAGAGATATCAACCTGAATTAGTATATGATTTTGACTGGGAAAGTGGAAAAACTTGGGAAAGAGACATACATTTAGGTAATACAGGCACATTTTGTAAGACTTTAATAGAAAATACAGATGGTTATATGGATAGAAAGAATGAGGTTATAGGATCACAGATAGGTACAATGACATTATCATTTAATGCTGAGGGGGGAAGTATCAGTGGTCATATCTAAACCTATAAGAAGAAATAAGAATACTCCTAAGAGTGTAGTATTAATAGAGCCACCTAGAAAAGTATCAACACATGATAGAATCATAAAAATTTTAAAAAAACATAAAAATGGTTTACCTTTAATTGAAATACAATATAAAACTAAAGTGTTAAGCATGGGTAATTTACACCATACAATCGTATTCATGGTGAGAGCAGGGGAGATAGATAAGGAGAAATGTCCTCATTGCAGCAGCACTGAACTATATAAATTGCACATATAACTCTTGTATAATTAGACAAGTTTATATTCACAAAGAATTAAAGGTTCATATGTTTATCAATATTTGTTGGACTAAAGATGGTAAGACTAAAAAAACATTAATGGATATGACTAAAGCAACACATATGGTTCAAAAACTAGAAAATCAAGGAATTAAAACTTGGTTAGAAATAGACCAAGTAACTGTTTAAATACTAAACTACCCAAACTTCATTTTTTTATTACTGTCCCAAATATTAGTTACATAATTAATTAACATTTCCGTGACTAGGATCTTCTTTTTCTAACTTTTTTTCGTGACTAATTTGTTAATTAATTAATTAACTTTATTTTTTCTGTACTACACTATCTATAATCTTGTTTTTTATTCGATACACATATATATCCATAAGTTAATTAACTTTCATGCAGTTTAAGAAGACCACTACAATATCAATAAGTCCAAGTATTAAACCAGTATTTGAGTCATTTGATTCTCTTAGACCTAAAGATACTTCATTTAGTTTATTCCTGGCAATGGCAGTTGAAGAATATGTTAAGAGTTATAAAAAGATAACAAATTCAAAATATCCTAGAGTGATGGATAGAATGGATTTATGGCATGATTGTATTAAGGATTTGACAAATGATGACTTGGTTAAAATTAATAAAAAAGTTTCTCAATTACAAAACAAATTAAGAATGGAGTTAGAGAGTAGGGTATGACTGATTATGATGAATCAATAGAGTACACTGACTCAGCAAAGATAGATGTTTTAAAACAAGCATTAATAGATAACAGGTATACTGATGTTATAGATAGTCTTAGACCAAACAGTACAATATCAATAAACCCTTCACAAAAAGGATTCATAGACATATACTTACAATATCCAAATGATTTTCTAGGTTCATTACGTGAGGCAATTTATCGTGTAAAGGCACAAAAAGATGCTAACTTGGAATTAATACGTTCTTCATTTGCTGATATTAAAATAAATCTTATTGGTGAATTGTTGATGAATATGCATGATATAAACACCAAACATGAAAATACTACGGTTACATTTGAATGTCAAGTTTTAGCAACTGATGCTCCAAAATCTTATATCAAAGAGGCTAAATTTGATTGTCCTCTATGTGGACAGGAAGATGAAGCTAAGTGTACTATTGATAGAACTATAGTTGTTCCAATATGTTCCAATCGAACATGTAAAAAGGCAAAAATGTTGATACGAACAAGTGATATGGTTACAGATGATATACAGACAATACTTATGCAGGAGCCAATGGATAAGAGTAAAAAGAGTTCCCCTGTCATATTTACAGGTAAACTAGTAGGTAAATTGGTTAGAACTTCATATGTAGGTCAGAAAAAACTCATCACAGGGTTGTTTAGAACTGCTGTTGACTTTAAGAAGAATGAACATGAGGTGTTTATAGACGTAATGTCAGTACAGGATATGGATGAAAACAAGCCAACATTACCTGATAATGATGAGATTAAACAACTTACTGTTGATTCAAAACAGGATGGATTTATAGACAAGATAATAAATTCATTTGCACCAGCAATATTTGGATATAATGACATCAAATTAAGTATATTATTACAGTTAGCAGGTGGTGTCAAGACACAAAAGAGAGGTGATATTAATTTATTTTTAATAGGAGATCCAAGTATGGCAAAAAGTGAACTGTTGAAATTTGCAAGCAAATTGGTTACAAAGTCAATTTATACAAGTGGTAGAGGCAGCAGTGCAGCAGGATTAACCATAGGTATTGTTAAGATGGGTGATGGAAGAAGTATTGCACAAGCAGGAGTACTACCTATGTGTGACGGTGGACTAGCATGTATAGATGAGTTTGACAAGATGGGTGAACAGGATAGAAGTGCTATGCATGAGGCTATGGAACAACAAACAGTAAGTATAGCAAAGGCAGGTATAGCAATGACACTGCCAAGTCGTACAAGTGTACTTGCAGCAGCAAATCCAAAATGGGGTATGTATGATAGTGATAACTCTCTAAGAGATAACATCAATGTACCAGCACCATTACTAAGTAGGTTTGATTTGATATGGCTTATTCAAGACAAGGTAAATATGACAAGTGACAGACTTAAAGCAAATCATATTTTGGAATCATTTGAAATGTCTATGGGTGACCGTTGTTATTTGAAAGAGGATAATTTATCTAAATACATTAACTATGCAAGAACATTTACACCAAAACTTAATGATGAAGCAAAGAAAACACTTTTGGATATTTATGAAAAGATGAGAAATGTTAGTTCAAAGAGTGACATTCCAATAGGTACTAGACAATTGGAGGCAATAGTTAGACTTAGTATGGCATATGCAAAGTTACACTTTAAAAATGAAGTTGATAAGAATGATATTAATATCATAAGAATTCTACTTGAAAAACAATACGAGTCATTTGGAAGCAGTATTAGTCAAGGTGGTGTACAGACACAAATATTTGTAGATGGTAAATCTGTAAAGGAACATGATGTTTTAACAGTATGGAACTCTTGTAAAAATATAGAAGGTAATGTAAGATTAAGAGAATTTGAGAAAGCATTGGTAAACAGTGGTATGACAAAAGAAAAGGCAGAGGCAACCATATCAAAATGGGAAAACAATAATGCCATTAAACTTAATGGTGACGGCACATATACAAGAATATAGTAAGATTAATATTGAAGTATATTTAATAGGTTACTGTGATGGTTATTGAAGATGACTCTATTGAGTCAGATAATACACTGGACAAAACTCAGACTCCCACGGAAACAACGGAGATAGCAGCAGTTGATTTAGAATTGGGGGTAGATCAACTTAAAGGTGTAGGTTCTGTCACTCAGAAGAAATTAGAGACCTTCGGTGTAACCTCACTCATAGATCTATGTATTAGAGGTGCTCAGGAAATTAAAGAAATTACAGGTGTTGCAAAACCAACTTGTGATTCTTGGGTATTTCAATCACAAAAACTGTTAGAAGATAACGGTCTTATTAGAAAAAGTGATATGAGTACAAATGAACTATGGGAATATCAAAAAGCATATCCTGTCATTGCAACAAAATGTGATGAAGTTGACAACCTGATTAGTGGTGGCGTAAGACCAGAAGCAACATATGAGGTATATGGAGAATTTGGAGCAGGAAAAACACAATTTTGTAACTCTCTTACAGTTGAGACTATCCATGATGGAAACAATGTTATTTGGATAGACTGTGAGGATACATTCAAACCAAATAGAATTGCTGAGATGTTAAAGGCAAGAGAGTATGCAGAAGATGACGAAGAGGTAGGCAAGTATCTTAATCAAATTACCTATCTATACTGCCCAAATACAGAACAATTAATGGGAACAATTAACGGTCTTAGTAAAATATTAGATGCTAAAAAACCTAAACTTGTAGTATTAGATGGAGCAATAGGACAGTTTAGAGAAGAATATTTAGGTAGAGGAACTTTAGCAGAGAGACAAATGCAGATAGCAAGATTAATGAGTCATATCAAAAATATATCATTTTACTTTAGATGTGCTGTAGTATTTACTAATCAAGTACAAAGTGATCCAAGTATGATGTTTGGTGATCCTATAAAACCAATAGGTGGAAATGTAGTAGCACATGCAAGTACTTATCGATTATACTTTAAAAAGAGTGGAAAGAAAAGACTAGCAAGAATGATAGACTCTCCTGAGCATGCTATGGCAGATGCTGAATATATTTTAGATGCTAAAGGCATGTCCAATGTCGAATAAGAAAGAAGAAAGTGATAAACTTAAAAGAAAAATTGCTTCAAAAAAACAATTCGATTTAAAATGCAAAGTTTGCCACAAAAAATATGGAAAATTTTTCACTTTTCACCATAAACAATACATTGAGGGGGAGAAAATATACAAAGATTTTAAGACAACCTATGACTACAATCTATACATATTACCAATAGTAGACAAAGATCCTAACCGATTTGCCCTCCTTTGCAAGGGTCATCATACACTTGTAGAGAAACTTAAACGATTTAATTTAGATAAATTAGAAAGATTATTCAAAGTAGTAAAGGAGAGTAAATAATGGAAATAATAGGACAGGGAGAGGTAGCTGCATTAGAGATAATCAAAGATATGTTTGGTAATAGTTGTGATTATTTGACACAAGTCAAGTTATCTGATATGGTTTCTCCTGAATATCTTGAAACATTTAGTGATAGACAGTTAAAAGAAACAATAGATATAGTAGTTGTTACATTATTTGAATGTCTAGCAATAAGAGTACAGGACAAACATCATTCCAGTTCAAGAATGGCTACCATTGATAATATACAAAAACTCATGTTAGAATGGAATGGGTGGAAAGTGATAGATGTTTGGCATTATGAATGTAAAGAACTTTGGAAGGATAAGGTCAATAAAAAATCAAGATTAGAGTTAGAATTGGCTATAAAAGAGTCAAG